GAAATTATGCGTTGCTGTCAGCAGCTCCGTTTTGAACGAAGTGCACATTGCCTGGGTATTTGCCATTTTTCAGTCCTTTCAACCGATCATTGCGGCCACTCCGTCGGCCAGCACGTTTTTCTTCAACTCGACATGCACCGAGCGGTGCACCAACTCGCCGTCCAGCCAGAACTCAATCCAGCGTGTGAACTCGTTCTCATTATCAACGGAACCTTCTCGTTTTTCAAGCAGGTTCTCGTCCATGTATCCTTTGGTTGTTAGTACCAGTGCCATATGCTCTCCTTATGTTAGGCGAATTATTGCAGACGTATTGGTAGCCGGCGGGAACTCAACAACAAACGAACCGTTTGATGTCTTTGTTGACCCAAAATCCAGCACACAAACTGACGGGTTTCCGCCGCCAGACTTGTAAATCAATGCGCCCCTAGCGTTGATTGCCCCAGTCCAAGATGCGTTGGAAAACGAAATGTAAGCAGTGTTTCCAGATCCGCCAAAAGTTGGCGTTTGACTAACTACCAAAGTCAGGCCGCCGGCAACATAATTTCCGCCAGAAGTCTCTCCATCGGCCGTGTAAGCAGTAGTGTCCCCATTTAATGTTGCAGCATTCGTGTACAAGGCAATCTTGAACGTATCAGCTGAAAAATCATAGTCACCGTTCATCAGCCCGGTTTTAAACACGTCGCACGTATAGTTACCGGTAAAGGCCATTAACGCACTCCACTGTTTTGCGGCAACGGTGCCACACGATACTGGCCACTGCGGTATGCATCGCTACGCTCCAGACCATCACCAAGACGCTGAGCCAGTGCCATGGCTTCTTTGTACTTACCGTCGTACAGGGCAATGATGTCAGCCTCACCCTTCATGAAGGTATAAGCCTCAACCAGACATCCGTACAACAACACCGTGTCAAAGTTGTCACCAATCCAAGACGTACCCTGGGCGTTGTTGACCTGCGCAATTGGCACCGAGAAGTCAACCGTAGCCGTGCCACCAAGGTAAGTGGCATCAGCAGATAGACTATCGGCAACCGTGTACAAACAACCAGAGTTCTTGATAAAGATCTCATCAACCGCGCCGCCGGTCACAATTATGTCGGCTACCGCGCCCTGGCCAGTGCCGCCGGTAAGCGGCACGCCGTAGTACTTGCCGTTCGTATATCCAGAGCCGCCAACGATAACGCCTAGCGCGTTAATAGAGGACTGCACAATAGATTGGGGATAGTAGTAGAAATGCAGCTCAACGTCGTAATTTTGATCAGGCGTTGGTCCAACAATAAAAGACAACTCGTTAGTAATAGTGCTGCCAGACACAGTGGGGCCAAATAGCGCATAGTATTTAGGGGCGCCGACATCCGTAGTTGGATTGGGGTACGACTGCCGAATGAAGTTAACGTCTTTGTTAAGCAAGTACTCGTACGACCCGTTGACGATAACCGCCAGTGAATACGTAGAGAGATAGTCGTCTGGCGCAGACAGATAGGGCACGGACGCTGTCAGATGCCCAGTCATGTTTTTACGCAACGACGGGAACTGAACTGTGTTGTAGATGCGTTGCTCTGCCTGCTCGATGAAACGGTTGATCTGAGCGTTTGGCCCAATCACCGTTCCGTTCGAGAGGTACGTATCCGGGAACGCGTTCTCGGTGTACGACTGAATAGCAGAAACAAGTTCGCTGTAGTTCATTTCAAGCCATCGGACCGCGAGACATCACGCCTTTAGTAGCGCAGCCAGCACCACGCATTTTGATGCCACTGGTCTTCACTCCAATGTTGCCTGCAGCTTTAGAAATATTGCCAACAGACATGTTAACGGTGTCTGCTTTGCTCATATTTGCTCGAGCATCAGTAACCGGGCCGCCCTTCATGTTGTGAGGCTCAGCATAGACGCTGGCTTGGCCAACTTCTTTGCCCATAACTTTTTTGCTGAACTTGGCCATATTAGCCTCCGCGAGAAGTGGATTTTTGGTTCATGGCACGAGCCATGTTGCGGCCATACTTCTTCATGTCCATAGAAGTGACACCGCCCTTCTTGAGCTTCGTCATGGGCTTGCCAGGATGCATCTTGGCTTCGTGCTTGTGCACGGCAGATGCAATCATCTTCTTGTCTTGTTTCAGGTCTGCTTTGTCCATGTCCGACTCCTTACGTCGTTGCTACCGTTACTGTACCCAATTGTATGGTCAATGCCAAATTATTGGGGGTTAATCCATCATCATTTGCCCTCGAGCCACCCACCGGATTCCAGCCCCACTGGATGATCCGGCTGCCCGGCTCTGGCGTCCCAAACCCATCAGGACCAGTGCCCCCGGCATCGTTAGTCTGCAAGCCGCTAGAACCAGACAGGTAGTAACTCAAATCCGGCCGCGGCTCCCGTACAGCCTGCGGGTCATTGACCGGGTACATACCAATCTGCAGCTGCGGCTGGTCTTCTTCCCAGCACTCAGGGCATACCTTAATGCTGACCTGGCGGGTTTTGATCGTCAGCTTGCGCAGCTCTTTCAGCATGTACCGCTGGGCACAGCGATCACACTCAGCAATTGCGTATTTGCCTGACGCAAACCGATTAGGCATAGAACATGTTCCTCGGCACGTACCGATCCGGCGCCTTGTCCCGGTCCTCGGTCGAGGCCAGCATCCACTGCTCCTCGTATTCCTGCTTCAGCATCGGCATCCGCGGCAACGCTTCTGGGATCTTCTGAGACAGGTAGAAAGCCAAGCCGGCCACCATACAGGGGATTAGGCGGAAAGGAATGTCCTGCACGTTCACTCCATTGCCAGCATCCTGCATGCGGCGCATACGGTAGTACACCAGCGTGTACTGATCCCCGGGTGAGGACGGCGCCGGGTAGACGTTGATCGACGACAGATTGTTCTGCTTGAGAACAGCCAAGGTGCTGTGAGAAGCGGCCGTCGTACCGTTCTGCGCGCGGAAACAGTTTGTCAAACTACCGTTAACAATGTTCTGGTAGGCAATCGTTTCGTTGTCGATGTTCACAAACCCGGATGTAGACAAGGCTGACGCATTGTTGACCGGGATTGTGGTGTCGTACTGGTTAATGCCGCCATTCAACGTGGCTGTCGTGGTATTGATCTGCCCAGTTTGACGGTTAATCCAAGCCTGCACAGGCCGCCCTTGCGCGTACTTGTTGGGAATTGATATCCAGGTTGGCTCAGAGATGCGGGAAATGGTCACATCAGACTGGCCGGATGTGCCGTTATTGATACGCGTCACCATGTCCAAAACGTCAATTGTGTCGTTTGGAATCAGGTATTGGTACTGGTCAGTGTTGAGAACAATCTGCTGTTGCTCAATCGTCCACAAGTTAATCCCCCGGTTTGCCCACTCAATCGTGAGCATGTTCAGGGACCGACGAGCCGTGCGCAGGTTGTAGCCCGTGCGCAGCTCAGATCCACAACGCTCAAAGGCGTCCTCGACCAGTTCGTTTAGGTCAAGGTTGAATGCGGTTAAACCGGAGGTTACTGCCATGATTACTTCATCCTAGCTGCGCGCATGTTGTCTACCAAGTTGGGGTACGGACGACCACCAGCCTTGGCCATGGCTTTTGCTTTTGCCTTTTTGGCAGGAGACATAGGCTTAGGAGCACCCAAGCTCTTGGGCCGCTTCTTGTCCCATACCTCTCCGCCTTTGGCGTACTGCGTGAAGTCCGTGTCGTCGCGGCGAGCCTTACGCTTACCGCTGGGCATCTTGCTGGGGTTGATGTCACCCATGCCGCGACTGGCCATCATTTCTTGTACATCCCGCCGCCACACATGGCGATCATGGTGCCGCGAGTCTTGCCACGTTGAGCAATACCATCGGCGCGCTTAGAGGCAGAAGAAACCGAGCCGCCACTAGCTTTTCTTACAGGTTTCTTTGGGGCGGGAGAAGAGCCCATATCAGGCTCTTGGGGAACAGGAACGCCAGAGCTTTCCGTCCACACAGAATCGCCCTTGGTCTTTTTCTTTTCCAGTTCTTCATCGTACATGATGACTCCTTAGCAGACTTTGCCGCCTTTTTTCATCACCTTGGAACCGATGCCCTTGGGAACACCGGAGCCGGCCATCTTAACCTGAGTACCTTTGGTCTTGCCCTTCATGGCAACGCCGTCGCGGCTGGGGGCAGCCGTCTTAACTTTGCCCATGGAAGTCGTTGCGACTTTTTTCTGTGTAGCCATGATTTCACCACCTTTTGAAAATAAAGCCGATTTCCCATGGTGAGTCTTCGGCAGATTGATACCAGCGTTACCACTGGAGCGAAACTTCTTACC